TTGGTAATCTGGTATACTGATATTCCCTGTCGCTTCTGACAGGTCTACCTACCTAAAGGTGGCTCACAGGTTCTTATCTCTTATCCTGTGGGCCACTTTCTATTTGACAAATAATCTGGTTTGTGCTATAGTTTTATTTGGGTTTGTAGGGGGCTTTTCACTGGAAGATATAGTGAAGTTTCCTCTCTCCAACCATTAGATTGCTACATAAAAATCTATGGGGGGAGGGGGGGCTTTGCCTAAAAGATATACTCTATAGATATAGGTTGACAAGATATAATTGGTAGTGATATAATAGAGTAGTAGGTAAACAAAGGAGATAAATATGCCTAAAGATACAAAAACACCAGAACAACGAGTCCAAGATGCTTTGGATCAGATAAGAGAGTTGGCTGGCCTAAATGAAAAATAAAACATGCACTAAATGTAATCAAGAACTGTCTGTAAAAATGTTTTATAAGACTAAGAATAAATACTGCCCTGATGGACTTGACTATTATTGCAAGGAATGCAGAAAGATTTCAAGCCTAAAAAGCCATAGAGGTGGTGTTAGAAAGCCTGAATGTACAGTAGATGGTTGTGAGCGTTTGAATTATGCCAAAACCTACTGCAGAATCCATTATGAGAGATTTCATAGGAAAGGAACAGTAGACTTACAGAATAATATTAAAAAAACCTATGGAAAAGCCAAATATGACGAGGTACGCAGAGAACACCTTAAAAGCAAATTTAAACTAACTCTTGAACAATACTATGAAATGTGTAAGAACAACTGTGAGATATGTGGTGAAAACCCATATGAGCATAAAATCCTACATGTAGACCACGACCATAAATGTTGTCCAGTTAAATATGATAAATATGGCAGAACTGGTTACTTTAGAACATGTGGTTTGTGTGTTAGAGGAGTTCTTTGCAATAAATGCAATACTGCTGTTGGTAAATATGAAAGAGGCCTTATGAGAGATGACTATCCACTTAGAGATAAGATTATTATCTATGTAGCAAAATACGATCAACTGATTTCTGATAGAATAGAGTCCTATGGCAAAGAACAAGGGACAAGGTAGGGGTAAGCATGGTAACAAATACTCAGGTAAAGATGATGGACCACACCTCTATCTCAAAAAGCACAAAACAACTGAAAGACCTCGTCCATGCCAGCGCTGCCGTCAGAATGCTTATTACAATCATGACGATTTCGGCTACCTTTGTGCTGCTCACTTGCTTGACTTGGTTAATATAGGACAAGTCTTATGGAAATGGGAGGATTACGAGGAAGTATGGAACAGGACAGAACAACTATTGAGACGACCAACCCCATCTACTGGTGCAGATGCCACGAACGAGCGGGAATAGTCAAAGAATGCCCAGAAGCCATAGAAATAGGATGGGTAACAGGTAATGGAGAATATATAGCCAAGGGTATTCCTAATGGCTAAGAAGGTTTATAACGATCCGTTATACCAAAAGAATAGGAAGATAGTCCTTGAGGCTAATGCTTGGACATGTCACTATTGCAAGGGTCCAGCCAATGAGGCTGATCATATAATCCCTGTCAGTTTCGGCGGGAGTAATGAAATAGACAATCTATTACCATGCTGTAAATCATGTAATAGCACAAGAAAGAATAAGACAAGAGTAAGACTAAAGTATTGGAATAGGAAATACTAATGGCTATTGGATATAAAGGTTTGGATGGTTTGTCTAAGACTATTATCATAGCCACATCTCAAACCATTTGTCAAATTATAAAAAAATATTATCAAACCAGGGTATGGGGGATATATTCATATGCTCATATAGGGGATATGGGGTATAGGGGGTATAGGGGTTTGTCTAAATACCGCCGCATACCGCCCATCCCACATATTGAGACGCTCAATGTCTCACATAATAAGACGGCGGGTATGGCGGGGTATATAAAGAGATACCAAACATTCCTATTGGCATATATAAGACATATGAAGGATATGAGGTTATATGGTTTGATGGTTTGATATTATTCTGGTTTGAAATAAATAAATGTGTATGGTTTTTTTATTTTGAATAACAGACCCTGATAAGACTATCCAAAAACCATAAAACCATAAATAGTGAAAAGGAGCAAATATGAGAACAGGATCAAAACCAGGTCCAAGAGATATGGTCATTACTGGAAAAGTAAATGAGCCTATTGATTTGGACCAAAACTTGGAAGAAGCAGTTAGAAAATCTATATCTGCAGCATTCTGGTTAGAAGAAGCAGACCAGGGAGCAGCAATAGAAGCAGTCTTATTGGCAAAGACTATGGATGAATTTCCACAACACCGCCATAAGATTGCACCAGTATTAATTGCGTTGCTAAGCAATCTGGGTTGTCTAAATAATAGGAAGCAGGCTGATTTATCTCCTGCAGATATGTTGGCTGCTATTGCTAATGGCTAATTGGCTTCCAACACACTACACCTTACCTTTATCTGAGGATTATCCTACAGATGGGGATAAGATTATTAATATTGCTCAGGCTTTATGGCGTTTGCCTGAAAGGCATGATGAATTATTAGTATTAACAGATTGGCAAAAGGATTTAATCAGGAGAGTATTAGAGCGTTATCCAGATACCCATCCAGAGCCTTCTAAGGCTGGTAGGCTGCGTTATAAGCAGGTAGTGATATCTATGCCCAGAAAGAACGGAAAGAGCCTTATAGGGGCATTATTAGCCCTTTACGGTATGCTTCTGCATGAGCCAGCACCTGAAGTTATCTCTGTTGCAGCCTCCGCAGACCAGGCAAAAATCGTCTATAGAAGGCTAAAACACCAGGTAGATTCAAGTGAATTATTAGGACATTTCTTTGCAAGGAGTACAGAACATAGAGGACTTTGGACGAAAGACGAGCAAGGAATATATAAAGTCATTGCAGCCCAAGCAGCAACTGCTCAGGGACTACATCCAAGCCTTGTTGTATTTGACGAGTTGCATGTTGCTAAGTCTGATGTGTGGACTGCTATGGCTCTTGGCTCTGCTACCCGCCCTGATGGCATCGTTATTGGTATCACTACTGCAGGTGACGATACTTCTGATCTCCTCAAGAACCTTTACGAAAATGGTTCAAAGGCTATTGATGGGCAGGAGGATCTTGAAAGGTTTGGCTTCTTCTGTTGGGAAGCACCTAAAGGATGTGCCTTAGATGATGAGGAATCCGTTAGGATGGCAAACCCACAACTTGCTTCTGGTATTTTGGACTGGGAGTCAGTTAAAAATGAATTAGCCACAATGCCAGAGGTAGATGCAAGACGATACAGACTAAACCAGTTCGTTTCATCTATGAACTCTTGGCTTCCTGTTGGATTATGGAGTCAGCAGCCAGAAGGTAGACCTGAAAACCCTGAAGTCTTTGCAGTTGAGAGAACTCCAGGCTGGGAACACTGCTCTATCGTTACCGCCCAATTAAAAGCAGATGGAAAGATAGCCACAGAGTTGGTTGCATCATTTAATAATACAAATATAGATGAGATTACTGCTGCCTGTCTTAATCTTGCTAAATATGGCAAACCATTTGTAATGGATGGAAATATATTATCTGATCTTGGCCAGGTATTAAAGCAGAAGGGCTGCAGGGTAAATATTACCTCTGCAAAGGATTTGATATCAGCGTCAAACAACGCATACCGTAGAATATTGCGTAAGGAACTAATTCATCCTCGTGATGAGATAGTTTCACTGCAAATTCAAAGAGCAGTACGCAAAAATAGCGGGGAATCATGGAAGATTGCTCGTAAAGATAGCGGAAGCGATGTAGATGCTGCAGTAGCAACATTATTGGCTGTTTGGTTTGTGGAAACACAGCAAAAACCACAACAGATGGTCTTTTAGGAGAACACATGGGATTACGAGATAGATTAGTTAATAGATTAGGCTACCAAGTAGAAGTTACTGAGCCATTTATCCCTGCAACAGAGAATCGTGGAGTTGCAAACACTGCTCCTGCAAGACAAGCAGTAGTTGTATCAGAAACAACTGCACTAAATCTTGTTGCAGTTACAAGAGCAATTTCGGTTTTGGAAACTGCAATTATGCATATTCCTGTTGAAGTTTACAGAGGAAATGAACAGTTGCCAACACCTTCATGGCTTGAAACACCAGACATTGAGAATAATATTTCTCAATCAGAATGGCTTGGCACAACTTTAACACACATGGCTACCTTTGGTAACGCTTACTGGTTAGTAAAGCGGGGACAAAGAGGAATAACTAATATTAGCAATATACATCCAACAGATATTTCTATTATGGAAGATGAGAAGGGTGTTATTTATTACATGGTTGGTGGAAAGACTTACACAAAGAGAGA